TAGGCATAAATGCTGATGTTTTAACAGAAGTAAATTATGTAGCAGAAAAAGCTTCTCACCTTGCAACTTCAATGATGTCTATGGGGTCTGTCGCTATTGACGCCAATGGTATCTGTGAAGTTCTCGATAACAACTCTTAAGAAAGGAGTTTAAAATATGGCTTATAGCGCAAGCGGCTTATCTCGAATTGGTGGCGATTCAAATGGATCTTTTTGGATGTACACATCCGCAGATGCAATTGCTACTGTAAACTCGTCAGGTTACTTTAACGATGCAGCAAATATGCTTTCTGTTCGTGACGTAATTCTTGTTTGCGACACCAATGTACCATCATCAAACTTGGTTAATGTTCTTTCGAACACTGGCTCTGTAGTGGACGTTTCAGACGGCACTGCTATTGTTGAAACAGATGGTGATTAATAAAGGAGTGGGGGGTTAACGCCCCCCATTTATATATATGGCAGTTACAAGCACTTCAGCAGACTCCCCTGTAGATGTATCTAGCAGGGCATTAATATTGATAGGCGCAGAGCCTATTACTTCGTTTGACGACGGAAACAATGAAGCACTTGTTGCTTCTAATATGTATGAAGATGTTGCAAGAGCATCACTTGTTAATACAAGGTGGAGATTTGCAACTAACCAAGCTGTTCTTAATAAATTATCTGATGCTCCTACTGGGAGATATGATTCAGCTTACCAAATACCAAGTGACTCATTAATGCTTCATGCAGTAACAGTAAATGATCACCCAATATTATATCAATCATATGGCGATAAAATATTTTGTGATGCTGGTTCTAGTGACTCATTAATATTAGATTATACATTTAGAGTTGATGAAGAGTTTTGGCCTTCTTATTTTATAATAGCTGTAGAGTATGCTTTAGCTAGTGTATTTGCAGTAGCACTAGCAAGAGATGCAGGTTTGTCTCAATTAATGGAAGAAAAAGGTTTAATGGCTATGGCTAAAGCTAGAGGTTTAGATTCACAACAACAAACAAGCCGTACTTTAAACACATCGAGGTTTATAACTCAAAGGCGTAGTTAATGCAAAAAGTACGAGTACCTATTACTAACTTCCAATTTGGAGAAGTAAGCCCTTCTTTATATTCAAGAACTGATTCTGATATCTATACTTCTTCTGCTCAACGAGTAGAAAATTTTTTTCTAAGAGCAGAGGGTGGAGTTATAAAACGTGCAGGATTAGAAAATATATATGAATATGATACTACAATAGAAAGAACTACATTTACTATTACTGTATCTGACTATGCTAATATAGCAGCAGGAACACAAATAAAATTCTATGATGCAGATGGTAACTTATTTACTCTGCAATCAGAAACAGCAGGAAGTAGTGCGCCTTCTTCTTCTTCTGGTAATATACATTTCTTTAGACCTAACACTTCAAACAATGTAACAGCAGATAATATTTTTACTGCTATTAATGCTATTGATGGATTTACTGTAGCTAATCCAGCAGCGGCAGTTGTTACTGTAACAAGAGATAAACCTAATGGCGGTACACATTTAGCAACAGAAAGCACAGATGTTACAAGATTAACTGTTATAAACTTTAGTGGTGGCTCTAAGGTACAATCAAGACTATTACCTTTTATATTTTCTGATGATGAACGATATATAATATCTTTAGAAAATGCTAAACTAAGATGCTTTCAGATAAGCCCAACAACAGGTGCAGTATCTTTAGTAGCTACAGTAACAGCAGACACTGATACTAATGCGTTACCTTTTTCAGATACTTATTTACATGAATACACATTTGCACAAGCAGGTGATGTTATGTTTATTTGCCATCCATTGTTTATGCCAAGGCAGTTAGTTAGAACAAGTCTTACTACATTCCAAGTAGAGGTGTTTGCATTTGATGTTAAGTCTGATTCTAAGTTAATTTACCAACCATATTTTTCTTTTCAATCTCTAGGTGTTACACTTGATCCTTCTAAAACAAGTGGTAGTGGTGCTACATTAACTACTAGTGTTGCTTACTTTGACACTACAGGAACCCAATCTGGTGGTGATTATCCAAGCTCTTTACACGTTGGGGTTACTCTTAGGTATCATGGGTCTGAAATAGAAATTACCTCTGTGCAATCTTCTACTCAAGCAACAGGAACTATACTTGATTCTTTAGAGCAAACATTAGATGTAAATGCTTTTAGAACAACAGATGGTTCTGCTGAAGTTATTGTAACTCATGTTAAACATGGGTTGTCAGTTAGTGACGTTCTTGTTGTTTCTAAAGCAGCGGCAGTAGGTAATATATCTTCTAGTAATCTTAATGGCTCAAGAACTATTACATCTATTGTTGATGATAATCATTATACTTTTGATGCAGGTGGTTCTGCAAATGCTAGTGTTGATGGGGGTGGTGCGCCAGTAATGACTACACACGCTGCTTCTGCTAACTGGTCAGAGCAATCGTTTTCTGCTCTTAGAGGATTTCCTGCTGCTGTTACATTCCATGAAAACAGATTAGTTTTTGCTGGCACTATATCTCAGCCAGATTCTATCTTTATGAGCAAGTCTTCTCAATATTATAATTTTGATGTAGGTGATGCTGAAGACAATGACTCAATACAAATTACAGCAAGTATTGGCGAAATTAACCAAATAGTACATTTAGTATCTAATCGTGATTTGCAAATTTTTACTGTTACATCTGAAATGTTTGTGCCTTCATTTCAAAATAAACCATTAACACCCACAACAACTACAGTTAAAAGGCAAACACCTTTTGGAAGTGATTTTATTAGACCGCAAGTAATTGATGGTGCTACTGTTTTTGTACAAAAAGGTGGGGCTATTGTTAGAGAGTATTTATTTACTGATTCAGAATTAGCGTATTCAGCAGGTTCGGTTTCAACATTGTCTAGCCATCTTATTAAAGCCCCAAAAGAAATGAACATACTTTATGGTGCAATAGATAGAACAGAGAGTTATATATTTATTGTAAACAATGATGGTACTCTTGCTGTATTTAATTCTAACAGAAATGAAAAACGTGCAGGTTGGACAGAGTTTACTTGTCAAGGTAGGTTTATGTCTACTGTAACTATAGATGACAGGGTATTTGCTAACATAGTTATTAACACTGGTGCAGGAACACACACAATGTTTCTATGTGAATTTCAAGCAGCATTAAATACTGATGTTTCTAAAGTGTATACTGGTAGCGCAGGCGTTTTTGATGTGTCTGCTACTTACGCTAATGGGGCTGTTGTTGATGTAGTTAATGGCACAAACTATCTTGGTCAATATACTGTAGCAGGTGGTAATGTAGATGTTTCTGCTGTTGAGCTAGCTACTGTAGCAGAAATAGGATTAAAGTTTGATGTTAACTTAATAACAAATCCAATAGATATAGTATCACAAAGTGGGCCAGTTACAGGTGAACCAAGGAGTTTAGCTAGTGTAGTTGTTGACTTAAACACTACTCTATCTGTAAGTGTAAATGGAACTAATCTTTTAATTAGGCAAGTTACTGATGACTTTTCTTTGCAACAACAGCCAGTTACAGGCAAAAAAGAGTTTAGGTTACTTGGATATAATCGTGATCCACAAATCACAATAAGTCAATCAGCACCATTACCAATGCAAGTTAATGGTCTTATAGCGGAGCTTGTATTTTAATGTGTCCACCAATAGTAGGAACAGTATTAAGCGTTGGCGGCACTTTATTAAAAGCTGGCAGCGAAGTAAAAGCTGGTCAAGAAAGAAAAAGAGAAGCAGATGAACGAGCTAAACAAGTAGAGCTTGATAATCGTATGTCTGAAGTAGAAGCAAAACAAAAATCAAGAGATATGATTTTAGCATATACAGCAGACACTAATGCAAATGATGCTTTTTTTAGTTACTTAGGAATAGATGATAGCGAAAGTATTAAAGCTTTTAATAGAAAACAAAAATCAATTATACTTGAGCAAGAATTAAGAATGAAAACTCAAGATGCTTTGCGAAGCGCAAGATCAAAAACAGAAGCTGCTAGTTTAAGAAGATCAGGAGCTAATGCATTAGCTGCCGCGCAAATAGGAGCTTTAACTACAATAGTATCTGGTGGAGCAGATTACATGAATGTTAGAGGAACAGGATCAAGTTACAAACCAAGAAAATATAAATCACAGGCAAATTAATGGCAGTTATAAAACAAAGTAATAAAGCAAAATTTTATAATAAACCTATTGGTATTAATAGGTTTAGTGAGAATTCTGAAAAACCTTGGGAAGCATTGTCTCGATCCGCTGGTCTTTTAGCAGAAAAAGCTATGCAAAGTTTATACGATGATGCAGAAAAAACTGGAGAAGAAACTGCTAGTAAACGTTTGTTAGTAATGGACGAGGATAATAAACCTTCGTTTTTAGAACCACCTAGTAATTTAAGTCCAGTAGCAGCAGAAGCTTATAGAAATGTAATTGATAAACGATATGAATTTAAAATCCAAAATGATTTGCAAACAAAAATTATGGAACTTAAACAAAAATATCCTACTAATGCTACATTGTTTGACGAATCTTTTTCTATGTTTGCTTCTACGTTAGCAGATAATTCTGGTGGTAAATGGTCAGCTTATATAAATGATATAAGTCAACCTATGCTTGCGCAAAATAAATTGCAAATTGTTAGTAATGAAAATAAATTAAGAAGAGAAAATCTTATAGCAGGTGCTGAACAAGATTTTGAAACTAGTTTAGAACGTATAGCAAATACATCTGAAGCTGGTTTAGCAATTTCTAATTCTGAAGAATTGTCAGATCAAAGAGGTATTAATCCTTTAACTTTAACTCTTTACGATCAATTAGAAGATTATACTGAAAATGCAGTTAAAAGTAATTTAATTGATGAAACTAGAAAAGAAGAAGTTTTATTAGAAGCTAAAACAAATATGGCTTTAGGTTCTATTAATATTTTATTAAACAGAACAACAAGCAAAATACAAAGAGATATTGTACAAGGATTTATTATAAGTAGCGATACATCTGGGTTAAATTTATTGCCAGATGGTATGGTAGATAATTTAATGGAACTTAAAAAATATATAGATTCTTCTAAAGGAGGAAATTTAGGAACAATATCTACTAGAATTATACAAGCGCGCGGTCCTTTAGATAACAAAGATGCTTATATTTTAGCAGAAAATGAAAAGATAAGAAAAATAGCTTTACGAAAAGCAACACTACGCAATGAAGTAAGAACAAAAATAGCAACTGCAAATCGAAAATTGGTGTTAGAACAAACAGAAGTTTATGCAAAATCATTAAAAATAAGTTCAGATGCTCAAAGAAAACAATTAGAAAAATTAGAAGAAAACCGTAAAGCCGCAGTAAAAGAAGCAGCTATTAAATTTTATTTAAAAGGTGGGCTTACAGCAGGTGTTTTTAATGAAGTGTTAATTTTAAAACAAACATTAAATAACATTGGAACACAAGAAGCTAATGTTTATTATGAATCATTAACTAATGGTATATCTGATATATTTAATAATCATATAAATGAAATTGATAAATTTGCTAGTAAAGAAATAAATGCTCTTACTAAAGATGAAAGAAAAGAAGCTTATAAAAAAGTTAGAAGTAATTTAGCAACTAGCGTTATAAATCTTTTTGGAGAAAACATAAGATTTAGTCCTGCTGAATTAGACAAATTTGGAGATGTTTTATTAGATGTTGAGCTTCCTAATAGTGAAGGACAACTTTATGCAAAACAAATTATAAAAGAAATTTTTAATAATGACCCAGATCAAATTAAAGAATTTATAAAAGATTTTAAACCAAGTAGTAGACAAGTTATGTTAGAAAAAGAAAGAACTATTTCTGCTTGGAATAATCTTGTAGAATTTGCAACAAATGCAAACCCAAATATTCCAGAACAAGTTGCTGAATTAGAAAAAAGATTAAAAGAATTTAATAGCGAACCTACTGCAAGCTATATTACAGCAAGTCAAAGACAAGAAGCAGAAGACTCAATAAAACTTTTTCGAACAAAAAAAATTGCAGCAGAATCAATTAGGCAATTATCTTCAAATGATGTTAACAATTTAGAATTGCTTAACGTAGGTTCTATTCCAAAAAACTTTAATTTAAATGATGCAAAAAATAAATCATTACTTGAAACTTCTAATGTAATTAAAAGTTCTGGTGTAGATGTAAATAAAATAAACACTTATTTATCTACAATTAAATCTGATAAATTAACAAATGAAACTAAAGAATTAGAAACAAAAAAAGAAACTGAGTTGCGTTCTGCTTTAACGTCAGGAGTAAAAGATTTAAGACATTCAGACGCAGACCATAGAAAATTAGTAGATGAGTATATTGCTGACGTTGGTTTAGAAACTTTTTTTAAAGGAATGAATGAAAATTCTGATTTAAATAATGTAATAAATACATTTGGTAGTGATATTATAATGGATTTTTATAAAGATATTGTATCTGGCAATACTCTTGGCAAAACAGATGAGTCAATAACAGATGCAATGACAAATTATGCAACTAATTCAAAAATAAGAAGAGATGAAAAAACTCCATTAATTAATAATTATGTTGCACAAGGTTATTTAACAGAAACTGAAGCAAACAAATTAGATTTAATGCTTTTATTAAAACAACAAGCAGGAATGGAAACAAGAAGTTTTGCTAATATTTCTTCTTTAATAGACAGCTCAACAGCAGAACAAGATTTAACTATTGAATATAGCGGTGATGGTTCTCAACAGGATCGTTTAAAGAAAGCAACTTCAAGGCAATTACTTTTAATGTCTATGGGTACAAGTGCTAAATCTTTAAGAGCAAAACCAGCAACATTTGCTCAAGTAGTAAATCCAAGTCAAGCTGAGAAAAATTTTATTCAAAAATATGACAGAGTTGCTAAAGCATATATGGCAGCAGGTCTTAGTGCTGATGCTATTATAAATCATTTTAGTAAAAAATTTAATGACGAATATGAAATGAAAAGTGAATTTGTTTTTGAAGATAATGGTATAAACAATCTTGATCATATTAGAAAAAATCAAAAATTTAAAACTCAATATCCTATTGGAAAATATTTTGAAACTGAAAATGAGGTTGATTGGTATTTAGAAAAAATAGAAACAAATTTAAACACACAAGGTTTTACTTTGTATGAAAGTAATGAACAGTATGACAGGGTAGTTTTAAAACCATATATAAAAACAGATAGTCCTGTTCAAGTTTATAATCCATATAAATTAACAGATAATAATGTTTTAGAACCTGCTCTTTATAATTTAATTACTGGAGATATAGCAGACCCAGAAGATTTGTTTGAAACAAAAAGTGAAATATCAATTCCACATTTTCCTACAAATTTTAAAGAACTCTATGATTATAGAGATGAAGTAAAACAAAACATAAGAGATAAAATGTCAGACGAAATTAGAGATGGTGTTGGAGAAAACCAAAAAATGGGTATTGGTTTGCAGCTTTATAGAGGGTTTGTATTTGGCACAACCGCTCCAATTTCGGGCATGAGGTAATTATGGAATTTGGTGAAAACGCATTAAAAAATAAAATTTATCCACTTATTCAAAATCAACCTAAACTTGGTGAAGCATTAATTGCTAAGCCTACATCTACTTGGGCAGAAGCATATCAAGGTATGATGGGTGATAGATGGGGTTGGGTAGAGGATCAGCAAGGAAGATTTTTCCCAGAAGCTAATGATAACATTCCTAATAATTATAGTTTATATGGGCCAGCTGAACCAATTAGATTAACTGTTAATCCAGAATTTAAAGTACAATTAGCAGATGATTTTCAATCAGGTAAAATACCAGAAGAAGATTTAAGATATTATCCAGTAACAAAATATGCAATTAACCAAGAAGATTATGATCGTTCATTAGCTTTTCAAAAACAATTAACTATAGATAAAGAGTTAATGAATAATTCTGAATGGTACAAATTGTTATTAACAGGTACGTTATTACCAGAAAATATGTTTTTATTACCAATGGGCGGTGGTGCATCAACTACTTTAGGTTATACTGTTAAAGGTTTTTCTACTGCTTTTTTGGGTATGTTAGCACTTGAAACTTCTTTAGAAGCTTTAAGATGGCCTTATGATGCAGAGTCAAATTTAAAAGAATCTGCAATAAATGTTGGTATGACTGCTGCTAGTGCAGGTTTATTAAACGCAGGTATTAAATTTGGAACAAGAACCTATTCTAATAAAGTTTTAAAAAATACTGTTGAAAACATTAATGAAATGAACAAAGTTTTATTTGATAATAAAAGCCCAACTAAAGAACAAATGGCTGTACAATTAGCTTTTAAAAAAGAAAAAACAATAGCTAAAGGTTTAGATTTTATAGAACAAAAAATACCAGAACGTAGTACAAAAATTTTTACTAACAATAATCCTGTAAAAAAGTTTTTTTTAACCGCGTTGCCTTCTCCTTACAAAAGTTGGAACAATAATTTTAAAGGACAAAATACTTATGATTATATGGCAATGCTTTTAAATGATCACTCTATGATTACTGCAGGAAATATGGCAGGTTTTGCAACTCCTAACTCTGTTTATACACTGTCAAAATTAAGAACAGGTGCAACTGTTTGGAAAGTACACAATGAATTAAATGATTTATGGGCATTAGAATCTGGAAGATTACCTAACACTATGACTACTGCTGGTATTAATCGAGCAAATATAATGGCAGGAATAAGAAATAGTAAAGCTGTTACTAAATGGAAAGGAGCAGATGAAAGTATAGGTACTGTTGATGATTGGTTAACAATGGTTAATTATAAAGCTATTAAAAATCCTAAACTTTTAAAAGGGCCTAATGAAAAAAAAGCTGCTAAATTAATAAATGAATATTTTACAGAATGGGAACCATTGTTAAGAGAGCGTGGTTTAATAGGTTCTGGTAAGTATTGGAAAGCAAGAGTTCAAAAATTAGAAAAACAAGTAATAGAATTAGAAACTAAATTTAAAAAAACAACAGAAAGTTATAAAAAAGGTCAGCTTAATAATACAAAAATAAGTGAAAAAGATTATGTTGATTTTGTTACAAAAGAAAAAAGAAGGTTAGAAATTGAGTTAGAAGATGCTCGATTATTTTTTGAGGAAACTAAATTACAAAAAGTACAAGCTAAAAATGATCCACATTATTTTGCAAGGTTTTGGAGCAACACAAAAATTATGCAAAATAGAGATGAGTTTGAGGGTATTTTAGTTAATTGGTTTAAAGGGCAAACTCCTAGAGTTGATCCTAAAACAGGGTTGCCAATTATAAGATCAGAAGCAGATTTAAAATTAGAAGCAAAAAACACAACAGATTTAATTTTAAATGAAGCAAATGATGGTGTTAATGTTAATGAGTTACACATTGCAGGAAATGTATCTAAGCACTCTAAAGGTAGAGAATTAACTATACCTAATAAATTAGTTGTAGATTTTATTGAAACAAATCCAATGTCTGTTATTCGTAGTTATGATCAAAGAATGACTCCTAAATATGAATTTGATGTTATGTTTGGTGGAAAAAATATAGATGATCTTATACATGAAATAATAGAAGATGGCATTGCAAATGGTATGAGTTTAACTTCTGCAAGAGCGCAAGCTAAAAATTTTAGACATAGTTACGATGTTATATTACGTCAAAATATAAGAAATCCTGCTAGATGGGACACAAAAGCTTGGAAAGCCGCAACAGATATAGCTGGTTTGTGGTATTTACCTAATGCAGCTTTAGGAACTATAAGTGAACCAGCAATTATTTCAATGAATCATGGTTGGAGAAGCACAAGTAAAGCTTTAGTACAAACACTAAATATATGGAATCCTGAAGTAAGTGCAATAAAACAAAACATGCCTAAATGGACAGGCGAAGCTATGGAATTAGCTTTTTTTGGAGCGCATCATAGATTTGATGGCACTTCTAGTTTTGCTAGTCCAGTTAGAAGCGGTTGGGAAAACACTGTAAATTCTTTTTATATTTTAAATGGCTTAACACACGCAACTTATTTTTTAAAAAGTTGGGAAGCGTTAACTAGAGCGCATTCTATAATTGATTATTCTAAAAAATGGTCAAAAGGAGAAGCTTCTAAATTTGAACAGTTATTTTTGTTAAGAGGTGGTATTGATGAAAGTACAGCTAGAATTATAGCTGCCGCACCTACTCAAAATACAGTAAAAGATGGCAGCGGATTGTATTTAGCAAACATAGATAAATGGCAAGGTAAAGTTAACAGCGAAGTTATAACAAGATTTCAAGCGCATATGAGTAATGGAATTATAAATACTATTATTATGGGTACTCCTGCGGATAGACCAATTATAATGGACAATGTTTTATATGTAAGAATGAGCCTAGCTAAATTTATTCCAGGATTAAAAGAAGACCCAAAATTTACAGGTTATGCAAGGGTAGAAAATGCTGTATGGAGTAAACCATTACAATTTTATTCTTATCTTTTAGGTGCAACTACTAAAATAACTGGTGCTGTTGCTCAAGGCATGGTTTCTAACAAGCAAGGTGATTTTGTTTTTTTAGCTGCATTAGCTTTTGGTGCAGGAAATTTACAATATCAATTAAGAACACCAAATTGGAGAGAAGAACAAGCTACTTGGGCAGATGTTGTTGCTAGGTCTTTAGATTACTCTGGTATGTTATCTCTTTATAGCGATGTTCTTTATCAAGGTTTACATTTTGCTGGTGAAATGGGCTACAATCCAACTTTTGAAACTCCTTTTGGAGAAATCAATCCTAAATTTAACACAACAGATCCTGCTTTTGGCAAGGTATCTGCTGTTGCTGGGTTGTTTGGTGCTGTTCCTTCTTTAGTAGAAGAGCAAGCAGAGTTAGTAAGAATGATTTATAATGGGCAATATGGAGAAGCTGCTTCTCAATTTTTAGGAAGAGCTCCATTTTTTAATTTATTTATGTTTAATAAACTTACTGATACAGTAGGAAAAGTTTTGAGGTAATTGTGCGTTGCAAAGTAAAGGCTTGCGTTATAAGGCAGAAAAAAGAGGTTAAATATGACTATTAGTTTATCAGAAAACACACCGCGTATATCTTATTCGGTTAATGAAGGTGCAAGTCAAACAGCATTTACTGTGCCATTTGAGTTTTACGCTGAAGCTGATCTTAACTTCTATGTAGATGGTACTAAAAAAACAATATCAACGCACTATACAGTATCAGGCGGTGACGGAACAACAGGAACAATAAACACTACATCTGGTAATACAGTAACTGGGATAAGCGGTGGCAGTACAGTAGTTATAACAAGATCAATAGCATTAGCCAGAACAACAGACTTCCCTGCATCTGGGCCATTTGCTATTAGCACATTAAACACAGAGCTAGATAAATTTATAGCAATTCAAGCTGATAATGATGATACCATTGATCGAGCATTACACCTAGCAGATGATGACACAGCAGTTAGTATGGAGTTACCGCTTGTAGCGTCAAGAAAAGGTACTGTTCTAGGCTTTAATGCAAGTACAGGTGCAGCAGAAGTTGGCCCAACTATAGCTAACGTTAACTCTCTCTCTGCAATTACAGCTAATATAAACACAGTAGCAGGAGTTGCATCTAATGTTACAACAGTAGCAGGGGTAGCGTCAAATGTAACTACTGTAGCAGGAGTAGCATCAAATGTAACTACTGTAGCTGGCATTGCTTCTAATGTTACTGCTGTTGCTGGCGATGCAACTGATATTGGTGCTGTTGCTGGTAAGGCAACAGAGATAGGAAGACTTGGAACAAGTGCTTCTGTTACTGCTCTTGGAGTTTTGGGGACAACCGCTGCTGTAGCTGACATGGCTATATTAGGAACATCAGCAATTGTAGAAGATATGTCTATTCTAGGGACTAGCGATGTTGTAGCTGACATGGCAATTTTAGCAACCAGCGATATTGTAACTGACATGAATTTGTTAGCTACTTCTGCTGTTGTTGAGGACATGAGTTTATTAGGAACTGCTGCTGTTGTTGAAGATATGGGGTTACTAGCAACAAGCGCGGTAATAGAAGATATGGGCTTGCTTGCAACAAGTGCGGTTATTGAAGACATGGGAATATTAGGCACTAGTGCAAACGTTACAGCAATGGGAACATTAGGAACTAGCGCAAATGTAACAGCAATGGCTGCATTAAGTGCATCAGCAGTAATCGCAGATATGGCAATGCTTGCGACAAGTGACATTATTGCTGATATGGCATTGCTTGCTAATTCAGATGTTATTGCAGATATGAATACTTTAGCTACTTCAGATATAGTATCTGATTTAAATGTTCTTGCTACTTCTGACATTGTTAGTGATATGAACACATTAGCTACATCAGATATTGTTAGTGATTTAAATACACTAGCAACAAGCGACATAGTTACTGACTTAAATTTACTAGCAACAAGTGCAATCGTAGAGGATTTAGGTTTACTTGCTACTAGTTCTGTTATTGCTGATATGGCGACACTAGCTGGCAGTGGTGCTAACCCTAATATAACTAGTGTTACTGCATCTGGTGCTGTTACAGCAGGTTCATTGGTAATTGGCAGTGCTAATATAAGTGAAGCTGAGTTAGAAACAATAGATAGTGTAACTGCTGGTACTGTTGCCGCAAGTAAAGCAGTAGTTGTAGATGCTAATAAAGACATAGGTTCGTTTAGAAATATAACAGCAACAGCTACAGTTAACGCAGTAACTGTTGACTTAGGTAACTGGACAATTACAGAAAATAGTGGGACATTGTTTTTTGCAACTGGCGGTACTAACAAAATGAAGTTAGACGCATCAGGCAATTTAACAATCGTTGGTGATATCAACGCAAATGGGAGTATGTAATTAAATGAGGGACGCATGGCAAATGTGGCGTGGAGACCAAGGTTTTAGTAACGAGCTAGTTGATGCTGTTGTTAATGCTGGAATAAAAAACAAACCAAACAAAGCAACAACATTTAATCAACAGGAAAGTGTGCGTTCAAGTCGTGTTTCTTGGATTAACAATGAGACTTGGGTAAGAGATACTTTATATGAGTATATAAAACTAGCAAACAGAAATGCTTTTAATGTGCGTGTAGAAAATTTTGCTGACTTGCAATATACAGAGTATCACGCTTCTGAAGAAGGCCATTATGGATGGCACACTGATGTGTCTTGGATTGAAAAAAAACCATTTGATAGAAAATTAAGTATAACAGTACAGCTTTCTAATGCTTCTGATTACGAAGGTGGAGACTTTGAATTTGATGAAGTGGAAACACCAGACAACTCAAAAGAAAAAGGAACAGTATTAATATTTCCAAGTTATTTATCTCACAGAGTTCTGCCCATTACCAGTGGAGTAAGGCGTTCTTTGGTTGCTTGGTTTGAAGGGCCGAGATGGAATTAACGCTAATAGTTTAAAGGAGAACGAAGATGGCGATTAAAGTTGGTGGAACAGAAGTTATTGATGGCAGTAGAAATATCACTACTAACGTTGGTACTGTAGATGGCAGAGATGTTGCGACAGATGGCACTAAGCTTGATACTGTGGCAACTAATGCTGATGTTACCGATGCGGCTTTAACCGCTAATGCAACTATTACTTCTGTGGCTACAGATGATTTAGTTCCAGTTTATGATACATCAGCTAGTGCTTGGAAAAAAGCAACCATTGCTAATACTGGAGCTTCTGGCCCAACTGGGCCTACTGGTTCCGCTGGACCAACTGGACCTGCTGGACCTGCTGGCCCTGCTGGACCTGCTGGGCCAACTGGCTCTGCTGGGCCAACTGGACCAACTGGACCAGACGGAGATGATGGAAGTGATGGAGGAACTGGGCCAACTGGACCGACTGGACCTACAGGGCCGACTGGCCCAGCAGGAAGCAACGGAAGTAACGGAAGTACTGGGCCAACTGGACCGACTGGCCCAACTGGAAGCGGTGGTGGAACAGGGCCTACTGGTCCAACTGGGCCAACAGGCCCCACAGGTACGTCTAATTTTGTTAATACCTATGCCGCTGTTGGTAGTTATGTTTGGGCTGTCAACCTAAACAGCGCAAATAACAGCTCCAATTTTACCGATGCTGGCTCTATAGATGGAGGTAATACCACAACAGGTAGCACTCTTAAACCAGCCTCAGTTGGTGCTTCTGTAGGAACTGCTTTGTCTGGTACTTGGCGTTGCATGGGGCAAACTAATGGATATGGTATTCATTCTAATGCATCCAAAACTTTATTTATAAGAACAGCTTAAAGGATAAAACAAATGACAGTAACAATAACACAAGTTAGAAATGCAAAATCAATAAAAGCTGATAATACTTGTTTTGATGTAGAAATAAATCATCCACAATACGGATGGATACCCTATACATTACTTCCTGAAGATACTGATAATACAATTAACAACGATAGCCTTATAGCTCTTATTGGCTCAGACTATGCGGCTTATACTGCTCCAACTGATGCAGAAAAAGCCGCTCTTATAAGGATGTTAAGAGCAGACAGGTTAATTGATGAAGTAGACCCGATAGTATCTAACCCCTTGCTTTGGTCAGACTTGGGTACATCAAAGCAAAACGAATGGACTGCTTACAGAACAGCGTTATTAGATATAACAGCACAAGGAACTTTCCCTAATTCGGTTTCTTGGCCTACGAAGCCGTCATAATGAAGAAAAGTTTTTTAGTAATAAGCTGGGTATTTGTATCATTATTATTTTTAATAGTGTTAGTTCCTTTAGCATATGCCGCTGATACTAATACTGTTACATCAACAGTAGTTACTTCAGTAGATAAAACTCCACCTACTGCTAACTCACCTAGTGTTGTAGTTAATAACT